TAGTATTACATTAAATTTTAAATCATTTGATGTTACTTCTAATGCTGAATTAGCACTTTCTAAAGTGTCTGAACCCTCTTTAGCCCATGCCATTTTAATTCACTCCTTCCATTCTAATCGGCTCCCCATACTTTCATTATCGAAGTTGATGAAAAATTGCCCGTATTAGTTTTCACTTCAATATCTGTAATTTGTGATGATGTATTATCCCATTTCCATACATTCTCTTGACGAATTGGAGGATTTGCAGCTCCAGTATTACTTTGACCCATTCCTACTCCCATACCTAACTTTTCATTGGCAGAATTATTAATTACAAAATAATTAAGGAATTTTGGAAATGCGTCAGTTCCTGAGGCTCTAGCCTGTGCTTGACTTGTTTCTGTACTATCTGTACCACCATTGGAACTTCTGCGACCTGAATAAGATGTAGTGTCAGAATTAAATACAAATTGAGCTAATGATGAAGCACTAGGAACAACGTATGCCTGAATCCATAAATATTTTTTAGCAGTTATAGTTCCTGTACTAAATCCACTTGTTCCGTCTCCGTTCACACTAGCCAATTCTTCCCAAAAATTATTAGTATGTGTATCTGCTGGATCCCAACCTAATACTACTACTTCTGAACCTGTGTCATAACTTCCAGAATTAGAATTATACATTTGAAAAATGTCAATAGGGTTTGAAGTATTAACCCATTTGGCAACTATCTCTCTACGTATTGGAGCTGTTCCTGCTCCTGCTGTTGATTGTCCTATACTTTGTGTTATACCTAATTTTTCTTTCCCTGAAAGATTAGCCCAATATCCTACATGAAATGCAGGAGTTGAACCCCCTGCTACTCCATTTGATAAAACAGATTGTGATGTTCCTGTTCCTTCTGCTCCATTTGTTGATATACGATAAGCATAATTTGATCCTGTGTCTACTGAACTGTTACCTAATCTTGCTTCATGATATACTGCTCCTGTTGGGGTAGCATCCCATAAAACCATGTAATATCTTTTATCTGCTAAACTTGAAACTGTAATTGTATCTGCTGAACTCCCCAAAGTAGTTCTTCCAAGTTCAACCCAACCACCTACTGCTCCAGAAGCAGGAAATTGTGTAAAAGTGTTAAAGAACATTGGTCTATTAAATCTATTATCGATTGAATTAAATCCAATCTGATTATTCAAACCGTGCATATTAATTACCTATGTTTGATAGCCCGTTATATACACTTTTAAACCCGTAGCTACATTATCTGTATCTATGGTATCTAAATCACATGTAATAACAGAGTTTGCTGCTATTGTAGAACTAGAAATAACCGCAGGGGTTGCTGCCGTAGAACTTGTTTTTTCTGAGGCATCTATTGTAAGTTTGGTTGATAAAATGGTTGCACCATCATCATTAATATCTACTGTAACAAGGGCTGCACCTGTACCTGCTGTTGTCAATGTAATTAATACTGCTGTAACTTCAAATCCAAAAGGCATTACAAATTCTAGTTTTCCTGTTCCTGCTGTTAATATTGTTGTTTCATCTGACATGGCACCACCCCAGACCTCTGTTTTAGCGTCTGTATGTAAATCTGCTAGTTGAACATTAGAAATAGAATTACCTGTTGCATTTGCATCAAAAGTCTTATTAGTTAAAGTTGAAGTTTTGGCATCATATGCTGCTAAAGCATTACCTAAAGTAGCCTTTTTAGTGGTAGGAGTACCTGCAACATCATCTACTATTACTAATTCATCTGCCTCTTCAGGAGTACCTTCTGCTGTAAGAGAATTAATAGATACCATGAATATTTATTAAATTGTTTAATAAATAGAAGTATTTAACCTATTATTACATCTGTAGCTGTAGCAGAACTAGTCTGTTCTAATTCCAGAATAACCAATGCTTCTGTTTCCAATGTAACACCTGTTTCAGTATCTATATCATCTGTAAAATCATCATATGCCAAAGTACCTGTAGCAGAACTGTTTGTATCTACAAGTGTTTTATTTATATATAATTTCAAATTTGGATCTGAATATGTAACCCATATGTGGTTCCAAGAATCTGCTGTAATCGTACCTGTAACATAATATGGTGTTATTTTATTATCCAGTTCTAAATCAATCCCTGTTTCTGTATCCAGAGATACAGATAATTCATCATCTATTGTACCTGTTCCACCAGAAATGGCAACATGTGCTCTTATTTGATTAGATGCAATTACATGAGGATCTACAACCAAACTATACCTACTTCCATTTTCAAGAAGATTCTGTGGTAATGTGTCTCCACTATCAGTAGCAGGAATATAAAAATAACCACCAAACGAAAATGTTGAGGGTTTTAAACTGGAATGATTGTTTATTTTAACATAAGAAGATCCGTCAAAATCACATCTTCCACCAAACTTTGTATTGTTTGCAGGGAATGTTAGTCCTGATCCAACCTCTGATTCTGTCAATCCGTCTGCACTAGTTGATGTAGAACCTATTAAACGTCTAAAAATACCTACAACCTTTGATCTTGATTCAGAAAACTTGGTTACAAGATCCCAATTAACACTTTGAGTTCTCCTCTTTAAATGCGGGGTAATTGCAATTCTTTGTTCAAGTCCTGCATCTTCTGGTTCTTGTGCTACTATGTCATGTATTAATTCTAATATTCTATTAATATCTTTTCTGACAGCACCAAAATCTGTAGGCTTGATGTAATCATTAATAAAGGACATGACTATACCTCATAACTAAACAGCGTGGACATCGTCTAAAGTAAGTGATATTGTAGTTGCTCCTATGTTTGATTGTGCATCTCCTGCATGCATCTCAACTGTGTAAGCAGCAATCTCAGCCTTTATATCAAGTCCTGTCAAAGAATCTTGGAATCTAAGAAAAGCAGCCAACGGTATTCTGTCGTCTGGCATGGTACAAATAACGTTATCATAAATTCTTCTCTCTTTACCTAAGATTTCTCCTGCAACTATCATGGCTTCTCTAACTGACTGTTCTTCCAAATCTGCTCTGATAGGTAAAAGTTTCTCTCTCTGTTCTCCCAATTTTTTAGATAATACTGTGTTTTCTACTGATGTCTTTAATCTTTTAGCATCATATACTCTATAGTTAACAAGACCTGTTGCAGTACTCCAAGTTGTATCATCTGTACTAACATTATAAGTTCCTGATCCAGACTGATAGTCTATGTTATATGTGTTTGAAGCGTCTCCAAATCTTCCAAATACTAGGAACAAATTAGAGTTTGGTTCAATTTCTAATTTTGGGGAAACTGGAATTTCTGCCCAATCAGCAGGGGTAGTTGTACCCAACTTGTTTAAAAAGTCTGCCGATAACCTAATTCTTCTTCTCACATCTGACAAATCAGGTTTTCCAGTTCCATCGTCTCCACGTATTTCAACCCATGAATCTGAAGTTATATTCCCTGTCTTTGTTAGTCTAACTGCAATTTTAAATATGTTGTCTACAGTAGGTGTAAACGGAATAGCTATATATTCATCGTCCATATTATCAGTAGCATTAGGTGTACTTGTCTCACTCTGATTTAAGGCAGGAGCAAAGTGTCCAAGACCATGAATCCAAGAATACATTGTATCGAAACTAGAATCGTCCCATGCAAAAGGTTCGTTTTTTAGATACATTATTTTTCCAGAATCCCAATTTTGTGCAACATCTTCTGATAACTTGTTTGTAACCAAGAATCCAGAATCATAGAAATTTGCATCTCTTACAATTAAACGTCTGTCTGCATCTACATTCCAATCCGAATTTGTTACACCTACCATTCTTGATATAAACCCTGCCCAAGAATTTCCCAATTCATTTACGTTAGCCAAAGAAATATCAGTTGCATTTATATTGATACCGTCTTCTGTTACTGATGCACCTATTGATGTTGACTGTTCTATTGATGTATCTATATAGTGGTCAGTATCTTCAAACAGATCAACTAACAAATTATATATCTTGGTTGATTCGTCTGTAGTATCCAAATCAATTCCGTTTGATTCCTTAGCTTGATTTCTTTTAATTGTTGTAATTCTATTCTTAAGTATTTCTCCCCAACCAACACAGTTTAACTGTATTCTTTGTTCTGCCGTTCCGGGTCTTAATATTGTTGCTGATTTAATGTGTCCATAAAACCAACGTTGTAATTTTGAATTTGATTTTCCTAACTTAATTTGTACTACCCATTCTCTTTTAATGGTACATCTTCTTCTAGAAGTAGAATCAATTAAAACACCTGTATTATCCTCTAATAGTAAGGTAGCATGAGAATAAGCACCGTTTCCCTCTACTGTTAAAGACAAGTCAGTTAGTCTGAAATCCTGTACAGGGGTTGTCTGAGTCTTACTTGTCTGATATTGTAATTGTAAATCCTCATCATAATTATAAATATATACCTCTGGTGCTGCTTCGGTTGGATCAAAGTTTGGTGTCATACTCATTTCAAATACCTCTATAACGGACTAGTTCCTGAACTCATAGCCTCTTGCATCTCTACAAATCTAAGTCTATTAAGCAGTTCTCTGTCTCCTCTTGTATGGTTAAATCTAATATCGAATGTTTTCTGTTCAGATAAATTTAGTCCAGCCATAGCATCATTTGTCATTCCAATATTGTTAAAGTTTGAAAAATTACCATTAGTGTTAAATGCTCTGGTTGTTTCAATTAATTTTTCTCCACTAGGGAAATATATGTCTCCACTAGCACCAATATCTGCTCTAATTTGTGCTTGTACTGATGGTTTTGTAGATCTATAAGCATATTTTCTATTACCTTTTCTACCACCCCAATAAATTCTAACTCGTTTAATAGGTGCGTTCCAATCTGCATCAATACCTAATGATGAAGATATAAATGATTCCATTCTATCTGTTGATCTTCCTATTGCTTCCATAGTAGATGTTATTAAAGCCCTTGCTCTATGTTTTGCTCTCCTACTAGTTGAATTAGGATCGCTTGGATCATCTTCTACACCAAACATTTGATTTATTCTAGCAAAATCATCTTGTAATGTTTGATCGTTAAATAGAATAGATTTGTTAGGACTTAATGCCATTGAATCACCCATCATTCTAGCAAAAGAACTTGCTGCACTTCTAGACAATACACTTACTCTTCCTGTACCACTTTGTAATCTTGCTGCTATTTGTCCCATTTGTAACAGACCAGAATTATAAAATTTATCTCTCTGTATTCTTTGTTCTTCAACCCATTCAGGTACGTCTATAGTCATAGTATCTTCTGCTGCTCTACGTCTAGCATGTAATAATATCGCAGATCTGGTTCGTCCACCAATACCAACTATGTTTTCTACGAATCTTTGTTGTAATTCCAATGTAGGTAATCTTGCAACTTTTGATATTCTTTTAAATAATGATTGACCTGTACCACCCATTGTTTGTGATATTATAGATGCCATACCAATTAATATTTTATCTCCGCTACTAAAATCAGATAATTTCCTATGTCTATCTCCGCCACTAAATTTGGATAATTCCATTTCAATTCTTCCTACTCTTAATGCATCATTTGTACTAATACTGTTTGCTACAGATCCTATATTAACACCGAATATTTTATGTACTAATTCTCTATTGTCTAAATCTTTGAATTGTTGCATAAATGCTTTACTAGACAAACCACCCCTTTTACCTACTATATCATGTTCGTGAACTGTTTGTCCATTTATAGTAGTTCCAACTGATAAAATATCTGACATATTACCATGTTCTAAAGAGTTAAATATATCTACAGGATTTACACCATTTGCATCTGGTTTCTTTGTGAATCCATCTGTAGCATTAGAAATAAATGTAGCCATATCAATATATACTTGTGTTGCATTAGTTCCCTCTGCTTCATGAATAAGAACTGCCAAGACTTCTTTTTGTAATGGCGGATCTAAAGCCCAAAATTTATTCGACTCATCAAATGTACCTAATGGATCTGCTCGTATTTTTCCTAATTTTCCTGCTGCACCAGAACTACCTCTAGCACCAACTTTACCTCTTGTTGATCCAGAAGATACACCACTACCTACTCCGTTAGAAACTCCACCACTATATCCCCCTGTTCCCCCTGACGATTGGGTGCTTCCAACACCCGAACTAAAACCCGAACCAGAGGGTAATATTCCGTTATTTGATAATTTTAATGCCTTTACTGCCATATTAGCATCGTTTGTACTAGCAGCAAAATCTAACATTATTTGTTGATAATTTTTCATTGGTGTACTCAATGCTTCAAACGAACTTTGTAATCCACCTATAGAACCAGAGAAATCATCTATAATTCCTGTACCTTCTTCTACTTCTTCGTTAAGATCGGATTGAATACCTAAGAATCCATTTACTGAATCTTTAAATCCATAGAAATTAGTTTCGTATGCTAACATGGCTGCGGAAATACCCATAATAATTAAACCTACCGGACCTAGTGCAATAGTTAATGCTTTGGTTGCTATTGTGGCTGCTGTGGTTGCTGCTGCTTGTCCACCTAATCCTATAGTTAATCCTGTTACTGATACTGTTGCTGCTGTCTTACCTCTAATATTAGACCAAGTTGCTACTGTGTTAAGTTTAGTTGCTATTGTACTTCCAATAATCGCAAGTTTATTCATAACCCATTTCTTTTGATTTACACTCAACATAGCACCCATAATTTGCATAGAAGACACACCTACGTTAACAAGGTTTGCTGCGAACAATAACTGAACATCTAAAACTGCTGCTTGTTCGATTTTAGCCTTTTCTTCTTTAACTGCAAGGTCTTCATAAGCGGTTGCTAATTCGTTGGCTGCTAATCTTGCTTTATCAGATCCTTCACCACCTTGTTCTATTGCCGTATTAAGTGCTAACTGTTTTCTGTTAAGTAAATCTTGAGCTCTTTGTAATCCTACTGCTGATGCTGCTGCTCTATTATGAGCTCTGTCTAAATTGGATATGGAAGTAAATGTTTGAACTCCTGCTGTTGACAAGTTAAGCATACCTTGTGATAATGTTTGAAATTTAACTGCTGCTGTTGTTGCAGATTGTTGTACATTATCTATAGATTGATCTGCCCGAATCATAGAATTAGATATATCATTTCCTGCCTTTGTTCCTGCTGCACCTGTCTTTCTTAATTCTGCCTGACCTTTCTGTAATTTGGCTACGGAATCGAAATTGACATTTACTGTAAGATTAGAGGATTTAGTATTAGCCATATACTATCCTTTCACTTTGGTCTTTTGAGAAGTAAGGAAACTACCTGTTCTACGTCTTCTTGATAGAGTTCTCTTAAATGATTTTCTACCTGTCTTGGCTTTCTGAATACCACTACCACGACCTCTGCGAGTATTTCTTTTAGTTCCTGTTAAACCTACTGTTTTAGACAAATTATATTTGGTTACTCTAGGTACTTTAATACCACTAAATAATTTAACGTTTTGTTGAATCAAAGATAACATAAGTGCTTCCATCATAAGATTCATAGCCTTTGTGATTGGCTCTAAAAATGGATTTTCTGGAACACCACGAATATCTACTCTAGTTCTGAAAAATTCTTCACCGCCTATAAAGAAATGCATAGCCTTTGCGTTCTTTGCATATATAGTTTGTGCTACAGTACCATTTGTTACCTGTAAGAATTGATCATGTAGATCTGTTCCTATTGTAAACGAATTATTAGTTTTGCCTGTTATACGCCAAGATTTAGCAAGATCTCCTGTATTAGATGGAGTATTTTCAATAACAACTCTTAATATACCTTCTGCTGCAATATCTATAAATTGTTTCTGTATAGTCTTACTTTTAAGTTTGAGTTCACCCAATTCTTTAACTTGTTTATGAAAGTTGTTATCTACACTAATGGTTCTCGGCATGTGCTTCTTCTTGTTGGATTGTCTTGATACGAAGTAATCGGCTAATATATTCTGCACCCTTATCTTTAAGGATTCTTTGTGCCTGTTCTAAATCTCCATATCCTGCTGATATAAAATTATTTAATAAGAATTGATCTGCTAATTCAGGGAAATTAACTAAAGCTCTGTGTCGTTCTTTTGAGTCTCCGACAACGACTTGGCGTATTGCTTCACCGCTTCTATCGAACTCCAATTTACTAAAAAAACAAGAATTTCCTCGGATAATCTTGAAATTTCTGCAACTGTCATAACCTCTAATGCTTCGTCATGAGGTAAAGGATTCTCTAAAGCAATACTAGTTGCTTCATTATAAAATTTTAATTCTAGTTTATCTACATGTTCTTGTGTAGAATCTTTCTTACCATTTGCTATAGACATTAGTTCGTTTCTTAACTTATTAACAGGTTTAAACTGTTTTGCTGAAACAAATTCTTTGAATGTAAACGTCTTAATTACTTTATCTCCTCTTTTAATTAAAAGACAACCATTCTCATAATCTGTCTCAATCATGATATAATAAAATAAAAAGAGGTATTTAAACCTATTATGTGATAGAAACACCTGCTGCTCTTGCTGTGATACTCTCTCTAAAAGCATCTGTTGAAGAAGCAGATTTCTGTCTATTGTATGAGGTAATAACACAACTAGTAAAGGCGAAATCATCGTCTGGACTTGTACTAATAGAATATCCTGCTGTTCTTTCGGTCTTTGCTAACCAATCAGTTTCTAATGTATTGTTTTTAACAAATACATCTACTGCAAAATCTATACGTCTTGTACTTGATTTACAATAAACGATCTGATTTGTACCATTAACTGCTTGTACTGCCATTCCTCTTGTTACGGTTGTACTAAATCTACCTTCTGGAAATGCTACAGAATTCCATGTGAAAGGATCTGCTCCTGCTCCACTATGTGACATAGTTGCAGTACTTGTTTCAGAAGCAAATGTTGGTGTACTTGCATTCCAAGGACTTGTACTACTTGGGACAGTTATTTCTTTACAAATGAAAGTCATGTTTGCAATCCACATACCTCTTTCCAAAGAACAGGTACATGAAGTTGGACGACAACCATACATTGCTGTATAGTTTTCTGTTCCGTCAATATATTCAGAGAACATAAATGTTAGAGATTCGTCTATAGAACCTGTACCGCCACCAGATGCAGAGAAAGCGTAGTTAATTAATGTAGTGTTAATCATTTCAAAGGTTATTTGGAATGAATATAACTCTCCTGTTTTAACTGCATCGATGATGTCTTCGTTTCCTAATACATCTGTGTCTCCATGTTGTACATCAGGTTGTAGATTAATATCCGTTACTTTTCCTACTGCGATAAATGTTGGTGATGTAATTGCTGCTGCGTAATTAGCAGGAGTTGTTACTGTATCTCCTTCTCCTACGTATTGCAATACTTTAACAAAATCACGTTTGGATTGTACGTTATGGGCTGCCAATGAAGTATTTAGGATTTATTCTAGTCTAAAGAAGTATTAGGTCTTTAGTTTAAACCAACCACATTTTAGAGTACCTGTTGAACTTACTCTACCTGCTGATTCATCATCGTTTCCTAAGAACTCAAATTCTATTTCTGTTTTATCGAAAAATTCAACCTCAGAGTTTGCTGTTCCAACTGCCAATGTGGATTGAACACCGTCTGATTTTTTTAATCTGTCGTTTTCGTTCGGTCTAATTTCCCATAAAATACGGTTTATTTCATCTTCAAATTCTTGTAATAATACGATACCTTCTGCCCATATATCTATGACAACATCTGTGTACCAAGTATGTGAATCATCTCCTAAAGGTTCTTCCTCATCATCATCTGTTCTATACCTACGAACTGCACTAACTTTAATGATATTAGGATCTGTTGCAAAATCTTCTTCAACGTTTAATGAAGGTATATATGTTAATGCCTCGATTGTAGGTGTAACAGTATCTGTTATGTTACTAGAATCCCAATTTCCGTTTAACTGTGCTGCTATAACTATATCCAGAGGTTCTCTAGTTCCAGATAAGTGTCTAATCGTTACTACCATGAATCATCACTAATTAGGATCAACATATCCCATATGATATGATCTACCTCTAGTCTTAGTGGTTGTCTCGTCCATATAATCCCTTAATAATTGTTTACCCATGACAGTTCTTTGAGATTCCTGTCTAGGATCTCTCTGTTCCTGTAAAATACCTGCTGCTATCTGGTTTGCAATAGAGTCAAAAATTGTTGGTAAATCATCTCCTGTTAATTCTGTTCTAATGTTTAGTTTAGCATTAATAAAATCTGTTGCACTTGCAAGGGCGGACGTAACCCCCGCAGGTGTATTAGCCTTTGCAGCACCCCATACTAATTCCTGTACAGTAGAAGCGGTACCATAAGCCATAATTATTTATTAAATAGTTTAATAAATAGAAGTATTATGACTAGTGAATTGTTTTTCCAAATTCATGTCTGTCTATCATCTTTTTTTCAGAATAAAAAGACTTGTCATGAACTAATTTTAATGATCTAACATCTCTTTTTGTTTTAGTAATATCTGATGCAATATCTCTTCCATCTATACTACTGTAAATTCTTGAATGTGCACCTATTCCCTGTTCTAAAAGATATGGTCTTTCTCTCATGTTATACAGCCTAGGTCTTCTTTGATTCATACCATAATTATCCAATACAACACTATGACAGCCAAATGAAATATCTGCCAATTCTACCTTTTCTTGATTCCATTCATGTTTATCTATATATGGAATTTCGTCTGCATCAACTATGAAAGCCCAATCAATTCCAATCTGTTCTGCTCTGAAAAACATATGATTTCTTTTTTCTGCCTCTGTCTTGTCTTCAACATATTCATAATAAACATTAACATCTGTTTTGGTGTTAGCCCAATCCTTAATTATGTTTGCAACTTCATCTTTTGGAAATTCTGGACTTCCTTCCCATTGTTTATATTTACCATCAAAGAAACAAACAAAATCATAATCAGTAATTGTAGGCTGATCCAACATTCTCATTACACCTCTTGGATCGTCCCATACAGAACATAGTAATCCTATTATGTTTAAATCATTCAATTTAAATCGTCCCGAAAATCATACATTCTATACAATGTCTTTTTCCATGCCTTCCTTAAATATCTATATGTATGAAGATAATAAATCTGATTGTCTATTTCATCATCTCCAATTCTTTGTACTGATTTGTCTATGGCTTCTGTTCTGTTATGAACTGCTGCCGTATGCCATGCAAGAACCGATCCTTTTTTGTTTCCACTAGCATCATCTACATTTAATTGAATCCTTCTTGAAGAATCATAACTGTATAATAGAACATGTCCAAGACCATGTGACATCATTATTAAGTTTGATGCAAAACGCATATCATCTTTATTATCCAAAATAAATAAATCAATAACAAACTGACCTACTTTTTCATGTGGAATCAAATCTGATAAATTACCTGTATCTCCTGAACGCCAATTATAGGATCCATACATTTTACTATACATGGTTGTAGGAAAAAATCTTACTTTAAATTTCTTAATTCTAGACAAAGTGTAATCTTTTGTGGTCTCATTTTCAATATGACTGACATGATCTGATATCCATTGATACATTATTTTACGATAACGTCTCTTTTCTATCCACCCTATATTTTCAAACCCATGAAAGGATATGTCCATAATAAAAAAAGAATGTTGAGGTATATAAGTCCTACTATAAAATCAAGGTCTTACATACTCGTCATTGTCTTCACCGACAATAACTCTACCTTCTTCCTGAATACCTAGACCGCCTGCTTTACTAAACTTGTGTTTCAATGTAGATGTTTTTTGAGGTTTCTTTTCTGATTCCAGTTTAACTTTTTGTTTGTCACTCATGTTTTCTATATCTAGTTTCATTTTGAGCAGTCTTTTCTTTTCCTCTAGATAAGGAATGGTTTTGATTCTTAACCTTTGGTAGTTTTCTTCAAGGAAATTTAATTCCTTGTTAATTTGAGGTATAGTTAACTTTACCATGAATAAAAATAAATAATAAGGTATTTAAACTGTATTCAGTTATAACCCTATTTATCTGAACTAGCACGTCTGCCTAAACCTAATAGTGCAAACGATGCCAATAATCCTGCTATGACAATAAGTTTAACTTCTCCCCATAACTCTTTGCCTTGTGTAGAATCAAATCCATAATGATATGCACCTGCACCTATATATGCAACAGCACCAAAAACTAGGATTCCTACCAGAACAACTTGAATATTCTTCAAGACATTTGAATCAATTTTTAGACTCATGTTAAATTGTGTAACAAAAGCCTTATATAAACCTATGGTAATATTGCAGGCATAACTTCAACTAGTGTAAAAAATACACCCATTATTGCTATAATAATATAAAATTTCTTTTCTTTGTTTTCTGATTTGGACTGTAGTTGGGCAGTATGGGTTTTCCATTCTGTTTCCATCTGTGTTTTCCATTGACATAACTTGTCTATTTTATCGTCCAGTATGTCTAATTTGTCAATAATCCTTGTTGTCATATCGTCAAAATTCATTATATAGTAAATGTGGGTAACGACATTATATAGAAGTAAAAAAAATAAAATTGATTATTTCTAATCGTCTTTACTTGAAAGGATTACATAAGCGGTTGCATCAATAACCACAGCGTTTACTCTGTGTGTAGCAACGACATCGACAGATTGTCTGACAATGTTCTTATCGAACTCTAGTTCAATATCACGACCTACAGCTAGACCAAATGCTTTACCCTTCATGAAACAAATGTTTCTTGCAGAGTTGTTGTTTGAAGTATTAATAGAGTTGGTTACGAATATCTCTATACCGAAGTACATAGCGATTCTACCTTGTCTAGAAATCTCTGGACTTGCTTGTTGAATAAATCTGACGATTACTGTGTCTTGGATTAATTCTTTTTGGGCTTTTGGTGTAAGTGCTAGAACTGCTGCTCCGTTGTCTGGTTCATGACCTTGGTTTTGAAGTCTAACTTTTGCTGCTTCGACTCCTGCTGCCTTCATGACACCTGTAGCATCTTCTGATGTTTCATCGGTTACTAATGAACCGTCGTTAGCATTAAGGTGGTTTGCACCGAAATCCTGTGATGTTGATGCTGCGATTGTTGACAATGTGATAGTTACCTCGTCTTCTAAGGCTCTAGTTCTTGCTGTTTCTCTGATTTTTTCGAGAAGATCTTTTGGATATTTCTCTACTTCTGCTTTGAGAACGTTTTGTCTAAAACCTCTGACTGTATTTGCTGTTACATCTACGCCTGTAAGGGTGTGTGTAGCAGGGGTAATATCAGAGCTTGCTGATTCTGTGATAGTTCCAAATGCTGGAATGTCAAGAGTATAGAATCTTACGGTATCTTCTCCTTGTGCGATTTTCTTAACTTGAACCCATGGTCTAATGGATTTAACTAAGATTCCACCCGGAATTACCATAATTTGTTGTCCTACATCTACGCCCGGAATAGTACCAGATGTTGATACTGCTTCTTGGAATGGAGATGGTTGGATTACAGAGTGTTTGTTAATGAACTCATCTTTGTCGATTTTAATGGAGACTGATTGTCCTTCAAGAACTTTTTCCATCAAACTAACTTGTTCTTCAACTTGTGCTTCTTCCCAGACTTTACCTGTTGATTCGGTAATTTCTGATTTGCGTTGTGATTCTGTAAAAGATTCTTCTAATTTCTTAGTTGCTTCTTCAACTCTTTTCTCAACTTGTTCAGCGATTGAACTTTCAAGTGCTTGTTTATCGGCTTCGATTTTATCTGCTTCGTCTTTTGCTTTTTGTGCTGCCTTGCATTTAAGATCGTCTTCTGCACATTTATCTGCTTTTTCTTTTGCTAATTTTTCAGCTTCTGCTTTTTCAGCTTCTGCTTTTTCAGCATCTACAGTTGCTAAACGGGCATCTAAGACTTCTCCAACTTTGGCATCAATTTTTGCATTTAATTCTGCATCTAAATCGGCTTCTGTTTTTTGCACCATTACTCTAATATCATTGGATTCATTACTAATAGAAGTATTAATTTTATCTTTTATATGACAATTCTCTGAATATATTTCAATATTACGTTTTCCACATTTAGATTCAACTACTGATAGAGATACCTCTGGTATTCCCGGATTTTCTCCTAACAAAACTGACATTTCGTTAAATGAAACATCTATAGGTGCGTTCATACATTCATCTGTATCATTCTTACAAATTTCCTGTTCTCCGTTTGCAGATAACCCTAAAGATACCTTAACGTCCAAGTTCTGATCCAATAGTTTCTGAACTTCTGCCTCTACCTGTGCGTGATTAATGGTAGCAGCGTATGATAGTTGTTCCTTGTCGTTATCCCATGACAGAGTAGAATTACCTATTATTCCGTCTGGTTCTTTATTATGATTTAATCGTAAAGGTATTGTTTGACCGTCACCTTTTGATAATTCTGATGCAAAGTAAAAGTTATTATTCAATGATTTTCTAGGCATAGCTAGAGTGCCTTCTATATGTAACATGTCTTAATTAATTGGTTGCGTCGTCAAGAGAAGTAGTTGGATTCTTTTTCTTACGTTTGGTCTTTTTTACAGGTATGATTAAAGCGTCATCGTCAGGACTAACAAATTCCTGTTTTGGTTCTTTATCCAAATCATTTGTAGGTGTTACTGATGTGATAGGTGGAGTGTCGTCCATATCTGTTACATCTACCTCTACGTCTGTATTATCCATTATATATTTTCTAATCTCTGATCTTCTTAGTGTTCCTTTCTCAAATAATCCGATAACATCTTGAATTGTTAGAACTGATTCTGAATCAAATTGGAAATCAACCTTAATATTAGATTTTTCAGGATTAAATCCCAGTCCTAATAAAACATGGTCAAAAATCTGCTTTCTTAACTGTAATCCGTATCTTCTTTGTATTCTTTTAATTTTTAATTTAATCATATCTGATGAAGATTCACTACTTGCTCTTGCAGTAAATCCTGCTGTAAAAATCTGAGTAGCAAACTGTGTACCTGCTTCCATAATTGCAGTTTCCATATGTTCTATATATTTATCGAATTTTGAGGCAGGATTAACTTCAAATATTTCAGCCTTGAAAGCCTTATCTGTGATTATTTTGGCACCTGCACCTAGTTTCTTAAATTCTGACTGTTTTTCTTCAATGAAATCCTCTCCTACGTCTTCAAACTGAATCATCATCATAGGGCTTGCATAAGATTGGAATATTTTAACCATGGCGTTCTCAATTTTCCACATTTCTTCTACAGATGAGTCAATTAGTTTTCCATTAACCTCTTTTGGTGTCACAACTGCCTGAGCCAATGATCTACCCCATAATTCGTTTCTTCTGTTACTAAATTTGAGATGTCCTATATCTTTTGAAGGAATTTGAATATCTTTATCGTTAACATGTTGTGTATATGAATCAACTATGCCTTTTTTGTCTCTCTTTGCTCCAGTAATGGTGGTAATATCAATTTCTGTTATATCTACAACTTTTTTACCCTTTTTTAATAATTCATATAGAACATTTCCTGCTATAATATAAGAATGTGCTCCATCTTCTAATTTTTCTTCAATAAAATTATCATTAATCCATTTTTTCAAGGCTTTTACTGCCTTTTGATTATCGCCTGTAATTATCATTCCTGAACCTAAAACTAGTTGAACATAGGTATCAGATGCTAAATATAGTCTAGAATCGTGGTCATTTAGATAGAAAACCTTAGCAAAAGGTACTTCTGGTTTGGTATCTTGACTCCATTTAGAGAAATTTACCTCAGATTTAGTACCTTCTTCGTATATTTTGACGCTTCCGAATGATTCTATTGGATTTATCTCGACTTTATCGAACATATATGTATCTTTATTAAACTATTTAATAAATAGAAGTATATACATGTATTTTATCTGATTCTTAATCTAGATGAACCGTTTATGCCTTTTGCAGTCAATTCTGCATCTGATTTGGTTAATTCTATCTCTACTTCTCCTGCAAACTCAAAATTGAAATATCCTTCAGGTGGAAGATACTCCCATGTACCACTTGCTGCTACAAGTATGTTACAATCATCTGAAAACACCTCTCTTCTGTTCTGATCATATAATCTTATCTTTAAAGTATATCCTGTAAGGTTAACAACATTAGCCATTTTAGGTTCTGAATATATTGTACCTGAAATTCCTTCTCCTGTATTATCTGTATAATTTCCCATAACCCATACCTCTGAATCTAACTGATTAAAGTAAGTCATGTTTCTCTGTCACCATTCATAACATTAATAAAGGGCTTTGATTATAGAGAAGTATGGATTCTGTAAAATATGATGATGGGAAGCCTAAATTGGGTCTAATTCCTACACATGCAGCATTTGGAATGGGAAGAGCATTAGGATATGGTGCACTAAAATATGATAATTTTAACTATAAAACAGGTACAGGTTTAGATTGGGACAGATATTATTCTGCCTTGTTAAGGCATTTGTTTGCATGGATTGGTGGAGAAAACAATGATGATGAATCTGGATTAAATCATTTAGATCATGTATTAGCATGTAGTGCAATGTTGGCAGATGCAGTATATTCTGGAATAGGGAATGACACTAGATTTAAATAAACACAAGTTGCAGGTTCTTTTAGATGATTTGGAAACAGTCTATGGTTCTAGATATTCCTATCATTATGAAGAGTTTATGTCAAACGGAACCGAACCTGAACTATGGGGTAAGATAGAATTGTTACAGTATATAATGGATACATGGGAAGACAGTACATGTTAGCAAAACATACACCACAAAGTATGATGCAGATGGAAATGTTACAGGGACGTTGGGTTTTTAGAGACGTTGAACAATCTAAAACTCTGGATCATTATGAATCCTATGGAATCAGAGAAGTTCACAGAGTTCCTATGCATTTACACAATGAAGCCTTTATGAGAGACATGATTAATAATGAACAAGTGGCTCATTTAATTAAAAACAATATAGAAATGATGAGAGTTAATGTTGGATCTTTTGTCAGTATTCTGTGTCATACTGAATCGATAAGTGACCAGAACCAGAAAACCTAAGATATAGATTGCCTTGAAATGCATCTCCTTCATCAAACGGATTATCCCTAGATTTCGCAGGCTGTCCGTTTTTACCAAAAGTGATGGTCATAAGTTGTTTCTTCAAATTTATGAACTTCGGGTGGATTCTAACTTTCTTCTTCTGAACTTTGGTAGCAGCATCGACCGTCATTTTTCTGCCACTTTCTTTGTTAGAAATTCCCGTTACGTTAAGATGAAGTGTCTGTCTCATATCCTTAATCATTTCAGGATTCGCTTTGTCACAACCCCATTTACTTACGGAAAATAAATCTGCCAACCTTCCAACTTCTTTAACCATTGCAGTTGCACTTTCTCTTTTATAAGACTTTGAATAAATTACATATGGCATATTATCTCTCATCTCAGTAATACAAATACCAAACTGTGATGTACCGTATCCCGGATCACAGAATCCTAATCTGTTCTTAGATCCTAATTCATAATCTATTTCATAATCCATGTCGCAAATTTCATCTAGTGCCTCTGTTGAGTAAATATCTCCTATGTTGGCACCCCATATTCCCTGAAACTCTTGGGGAAAACTAGGTAACTTGCGTGCTTCATCAATAAACTCATTTGAAAATATACTAGTACCTGTTATGGAATCCTTTTCTAATCCTCTGTCTTCATACATTTCGAATCTTTTATATTGACACATCGCTTCTGGTTCTTCCTTGATTTCATAAAAGAATCCTGTAGCAAAGTCTCCTGCCGTTGATACCCATATTACATAGGAGTCAGATTTACCCCTATAACGTTCACCTACAACCCTGATTGGCTTATCATCTTTTAATCCTGTGAAGAATGCTGCCTCGTCTCCAAATACGCAAGACACTCTAGGAATACCTCTAACTGCATCAATGTTGTTTGATGGATATACCTGTATGTTTGCCTTTCCTATCTGAATCTTATACATTCCGTGATCTTCATAATCTACCCTGTCATTTGCAAACTGTTTTAATCTCTCAATTAATTTTTTTGCTAACTCGATGTTTGGTCCGGTAAATATTACTACGTCTTCGTTTTTTTGAAAGAAATCGTCTGTACAACATTTGAATAGAATCCACATCAAAGTAAGTTCTGTAAGTCCTAACCCTGTTGCCTTGTATACACATATCATTTTTTTGGCAGAATCAAATTTACCCTGTTCCAGATGTTCTATTATTTCTTGTTCATATTTATAACACGGGTGGAATATGCCATCACGTTCCGGACCGCCATTAGGATAAAATATATAGTGCCACCAACAACAATGCTCTGTTTCAGATAATGGATCATAACACCAGAATCTTTCTGGATAAACACGTTCCTCATTAATACGAGCCTTTGTGTTAATATGTCTCTTTGTTTCTTCTGATGCAATCCCTTTAGGCATTATTCCTTCCTGTTATAGATACGTTCTCTTTCGGCATTGTTTTTCTCCTTTGCCGTATTTATTTCTTCTTTATGATAATTTCTTAAATGTATTTCCATTTGATAATCAGACTGAGATGAATTGTCTCCACAATAACCACATATTATGCCTCTAGTTATTGCCATTTAATTGTCACTTATTCCTGACAGATCTCTAGAATTTCCATCGTCAACAGATCCGCTATCGCTATACTGTTCTGTCTCTTTATCTTCTGACAATCCCTGCACGTATGATTCTGTATTTTGGTCATTTTCTTCATTAACACTTTTAAGGGTTTTATACCCACGCTTTTTAGCAGTATCGATTTTTTTACCGTCCTCATCTAACATAACCAACGTGTCATTTTTGAGCCTGCGTTCTTTGTTGAATCTGTTTACCTGCATTACAAGTTCAATGTCTGACATCATCTTTATTTGGTTCATAGACATTTGATGCATTGCATTTGATAATTTCAAATATAATTCCTTGTCTTTTTCATCTGTTAAATCCAACATTTCCTGCAAAGTACGTAGTTTTTCTATTTCCTCATCTATTGTATGCTGTTTTCGAACAAATTCTCCTGTATATTTTTCCAAGGCATCTTCGTCAATCCATTGTTCTGCCTCTATCCTTGCTTCCTTACAATAGGTTGCTACACTAGACACAGATACAGATCCGTATTTTCTTACATATTCCTGATCGGCATTAAATTTGGCAGCAATCTTTCTTATACTAAATCCTTGATAAAGATACATTGTCCTAACAATATTTTTGATTTCTTTCAATGCACCGTCAGGGCGTGCCTTCTTGCCCTTTGCCATAAAAATTATTCTGAAAGAACCCTTATAAACTCACGGGCACTATTCTCATCATTATGACGTTCTGGAAACTTGTGATACCATTTTCCACATGACCATACAGGTATTTTGCAAGCCAAAGCCTGTAGTCCTGTCTGAGACAGTTCTTCAATTAGTGTAGGTGGGTGTGTAGGTTGGAATTTTACATCATAATAATATGAATAATTACAAAGTATCTGTGGCATATTTCCATAGGTTACTTTGTTTTTTACCCTATCAACTACAAATACCCCTGTCTCATTTCCTTTTATTATGTCTAAAACATATTTCTTATATCTGTCTTGGGTTAAACAAAGTCCTATATCTTTTTTCTCAATATCCAAACTTGTAAACAGATCCATATCTACAGGTCTGTTGAATAACTCTGCATCTGGTGCATGAACCAACAGATCCTCTGTAGTTACAAATATGTTTTCTATTGATTCCAATGACTGTATCTTTTTGTATATTTCTGGGTTCTGTCTTAACATGTTACCATGAAACATATATGAAGATTGTAAATGTAAATCGTCTGATTCTACAGCAAGTTTGAACATGTCATGATAAACTATGTGATCGTATCCTATTTCTTCTGCTGCCTTTATTGCTAACAACATCTCATCGTGGTCATTAAAATATGTAGTATTATCATAGTATACACCGTGTTCAAACGTCTCCACGTTTTTGTCTTGTATTACTGTACTCGGGTGTCCTATTTTGGAACATATGTTACTTGTAATAGCAGCCGATCCTGCCATGTCTCCTACGTGTAGTATTTTCATAATATAGTTAAAGTAAAAGCCCTATAATAACGTATCTAATTGTTTGGTTTACAGGTTGAATAATAATCACACCATGGACACAAGAAACTCACTACTTTTTCTGGTGGGCTGTCTGTATCGAGAATTTGTAATTTTGCCAAAACACTTGTACGGATACTTTCAATAGGCTCAAGATTAAAACAGCGTGATTTATGGCGTTCCCAACCAGATGATTTATCGATGTAAATAATGCAAGCACGATTAATCTCTACTCCTGTCGTGATAAAATAAAGTAATTTATAAATATTCATTTGTGCTACATAGTTGTCAGGTACTTGTCTAGGTATGCTCTTTTTGGTTGTCTTTTTGTCACATATAATTAGTTCATCATCTATTTCAACAAGATCGTCCATTGATCCTTTTACACAGTCCGTTATTTTATCTTTGTCTGATTTCTTAGACATTGTTTTAATGTTACAAAACATAGATAGTTCATGTTCTATTCCACCAAGGTTACAAATATCGTGTAAAGCATTACCGTGTACTAGAGGCAGAGTTTTCTTAAAGTCTTTCAAATCCTTTGCATAATCGTTTAACCTATACCAAGCCTTTCTCATACACTCTTGGGTTAAATCAGAAACATGTATTGATTTTCTGACAGGATCTGATCTACCCTTTGTTATTATGGATTGTTCGTATAATTCATCTACAATATTCTCTATTGTTGTGTTTACAGATTCATCAGACATACTTTAATTTGTTTCCCTTCGTTTATTAACACTTCACCGTATTTATATATATCGGTGTCGTATTGATGGGTTAACTTTATAGTTTCTCCGAATCTATTCTTCCAACTTAGAATCCACATTTGTTTTTCTTGTATTATTTCTTGAGCCATATTTCTTTTCCTGTTCTTTTCTTATGTTGTTTGCCTGATATAAACCTTTGTATGACTGACCTCTGTGTTTTGTATTCATGTGGACACTATAATCTGAGTTGTTTAATACATCGTTGCTACATATAGGACATTTTAACATAGAGTTATATTATTTAATATGATAAATAGAAGTATTATGATATAAAAAAAAGAAAAAGAATATCTAGTATTCTGATTCGTTTGGGAACAACAAACACCAGTATTTACCTGATGTTTTCTTACTCTGTTTCTTGCCTATTTTTGCCGGACCGAGTAAATCCCCTTTTGCAAATGCTTCCTCGTAATTAGGAACACGTTTAATCTGTGATGCTATTGCTGATGTACCAAAGAAAGATGTACTTCCTTCTCCATCTAGATCACAATCTGTATCTACTATAAAATAGTCGATTTTACCGTCTTCTCCAATCAGACTTTTATCAGTTAAAGGAGATGGTTTTCCTCTAGTGATTTTGAGTCCACAAATGTTTAACTCTTTGCCTTCTGCAACTTTGATAGCAACGGCTTTTGTACGTTCCTCTTGTTGCTGATGTTGGCTCATGTCAATCGTAGTCATTGTATATGATTGTACAAAGCCCTATATAAATCTATATATTAAACGTAGTTCTTCATCGGTATAATGATACATATGTATTAAAGTATTTAATATAAGATAAAAAGTATATATGATTTAGATAACTATATTTAGATATTCTTTAGATAATAATATCATTTATAGAATAAATTAGATAATAATTAGAGATTGTAATCGCCCCCTCCACGTTTATAGGATTCGTGAAAAAGAGGGTATATAAATGTTTCTATTAGAAAAAGAAACCCTTAAGAAAAAAATTCAAAATAATATTATTCTTTATATATAAATAATATTATTATATGTTTTTTACAATCTGAAAAGTCTCGAAAATACGATTTCTACGAAATGATCCCGATTTGTGCCTAGAATTGAAAATCACGCCTATTTTAATGAAACAGGGATTAGGCTAAGTAAATTAATAAAAGATTTGTCGAATTACAATTTGGTATGTCAAACGTAGGGGGCGGTCTCCTATATATATGTATCGCCGACTCGTTTTTTTAGAGAATCAACGATACGTTTATATCCTCACAATCTGGGCAATCCGTACCGTACCCTACAGTACCAGAACCGTAAAGTGCCGACTCCAATTTCTCAGGATTTGGAAAATTAAGGGTTTATAAGTGTTATGGGTGC